ATTTATCTTAATATAAGTTTACCACAGATTTACGCTCGTGTCAACAAATATTTTCGTTTTTTCGAGGATTTGAAACGAAGTTTCGACATTTCGCGTCCCGCCCCCCGAAATTCGTTGGCGTAAATTTATGATAATATTTTAAATTTTCTATTGACTTGGCATATAACTTTCTATATAATATACATATGAAAAAAACAAGAACATTCGACATAAACAAATGGAAGCAAGCTAAAAACAACTCTGATGCAAGAAAGCGTGAAGTTGTATTCTTTTTGGCACGCCACCCTTTGACTTGGTTAATTTTAACCATTGCAGTAGTATATACTCATGCATGGTGGATTAGTTAAAATAATTCAAATTAACTATTGACAAACGAGTGTAAAGTTAGTATAATATACTCATAATGAAAAACATAATAGAACAAATAAACAACATACTTTTCGGGAGAATAAATATGGCAGAAGCTAAAAACTACACAGATGAAATGGTTGCTAAAATGGTTGCAACTTACAAAGCAGAACCTACAAGAGCTACAGTTGATGCACTTGCAATGGCATTAGGCAAAAACACAAGAAGCATTATCGCTAAACTATCAAGAGAAGGCGTTTATGTTGCTCAACCTAGAGTCACCAAAACAGGCGAGCCAGTTGTAAGAAAAGCAGAATTACTTTCTACAATTGAAGCTCACTTCGGAACAGAACTACCTTCCCTAGTGAAAGCCAGCAAAGCTGACCTCCAAAAACTAACTGACATAGTTTCACAATAAAGTCAGGGAGTGATTAGCCTAACTAATCACCATCTGTCAGGAAATAATTTAAAAAACTTCTTGACAAATGGTAAAACTTTCTATATAATATCCTTATATTTAGAAAAAAGAGAAAACGAGGGAATATGATGCGAAGGCATCTAACCCTCGCCCCAGAGGGGGTTAGATAAATAATTTAAAATTTCTCTTGACAATAGGTTAAAAAGTGAGTATAATATATATTCAGAAATAAAGAAAAAGAGCATTAATGGAAAAAATTAATGATTGAGCTTCGGCCAATAAATAATCCAAGTTCTTTTTCTACCCTGAGTGGCGACTCGTAAAACACTGCCGTACGCTCTTTAGGCATTTTGAGATAGCGTTATCAGAGAACAATGTCCGTTTTTGACAGTCGTTATGAGACATATCCTCCGCAGCAGGAAGCGAGTCATAACCCGATGAACTGGTCGGTAAAGAGTTTGAGTGGATACTTCCAATAAGTCCCTT